TTCAGCAGAAAAAGCCGCACCATTGCATTTCAGCCAGCCTGTTGGCGGAGTGGCTGAAGGCCACGGAACAGGCACACCAACAGGCAATGCAGAGCCTTCTCCCAAACCAAGGTTTTCGAGAGCCGTTTGCACAGTGCCATCCGATTTGATATCGCCAAACGGATTCTTGCGGCTTAACAGCAGCGCACGAAGTGCGGTAAGCAGCTGGTCATGCCGCCCTTTCTCCAGGCTGGCACCGGAGGCCTCCACCACGCTACAAAGTTCTTCCTGCAACATGTCAAAGTAGTCATCATCCAGATCGGTGGCAGGTGTGCCGGTCTGGGGGTTACCACGGGTAAAACCGTTCTTACCCGCGCCGAACTTATCCTTCTGCGCGGTTTTCGTGTCTATACGATGCATGGATTACTCCGGATATTTAAAAATTACGTAGGTATGCGAAGGGCAGAGTTTGTTAAGCACGCACTCGACAACGGTGTCGCCCCAGATACGCAGTGCGGAATCACAGGGATCGCCACATGTCATCCAGGTGGTGTTGGTGGCGGCTGGCATGTTGACCTGCCAGTAATACCGCCATTCAGGCGCGTTCACAGCGTCAGTACAGGCCGATAAGCAGGTGAACGTGCTTTTGTCGTATCGCGTGATGGTGGCATCTGGTCTGCCCAGGGCAGCAAGCTGTGCAAGATAAAAATCCTCGTTGATGCCGCCCGCCAGGTTAACCTTCGCATCCAGCCGTTGCTGACGCTGGCGAAGGGTCTGTGTCCCTGCGGGAATACATTCATCCGGCAGACCGCACAGACGCTCCCAGCGGTTTATCAGTTCAGTGGTGGTGCGCGGATCCAGCTCCCGCATCAGGGCATCCGCACGCTGATGAACGCGGGTTAATGACGGTGCCGCACCGGCAATCGCCGGATCGCTGGCTGACCACGCCGGACCGGGGGGCAACAGTGCCGACAACAGACGGATGTAATCATCGTTTGTCACGTCCATGAAATCGTCCCCAGTACCGCCAGTTCATTTTTTGCAATGGAGATATTGTCTGCCGGTGCAAGCAACTGATGGCTGTATTCCCCGTTCGCACCGGAAATCGCTTCACTGATACGCGACACCTTCAGTTCTCCCTGCGGATAACCATCACGCAGCAGGAACGAACGCAACTCGGCGGTGATGGCAGCCCGTATTTCTGGTGTATCCGGCGTCACACGGATATGAAAATCCACCGTATGCGCCACCGGCCTGAACACATACAAATCAGAGCCTGCCACCGGGGCCAGTGGCTCGATATGCAGCCTTGCCGCCGTTTCCGTTGATTCTTCCGGAATGGGATTAATCAGGTCGCTGCTGGCAATCATCACACCGACAGTCCCCGTTCCCATCCAGTGTCGGTATGTCCATGCGCGGGTAATGCCGGGAACTTCTTTAGCCCAGACGACATAGTCCCCGTCAGCCCCGCCCTGAGGCGTCCAGTAATACCGCTCAATGACGCGGGCGCGCCACATTTCCAGCTCTTCAGTATCAAATCCACCTGTCAGTGTATCTGCCACGCCGGAAGACGGCAGACCATTCACCGGCGTGACCAGGATTAATGACGTACCGTCGTCAGCGTTACCGACCGCGCCTGCACTTGAGCAGGCGATCGGCACGCGCAGGACACCACCGGAGCTGGTTGCATCGGCAGTTGCCGTGTACTGCACCAGGTCATCGCGCTGAATAACACTCCCGGCGGTCACCTTCAGGCCATCGCTGACACCTTCCCAGCGCATATACCCGCTGGCAGCCGTGGCCCCCTTGCGCGGACACCGTTTCATCGCAGCATGTCGCGCCAGCCAGGACTCATCGCACAGGTCAGGCAGCATGTTCATTGCCAGATAATCGATGTACCCGTAAACCGTATGCAGCGCCGCCGCATACACCTTTGCCCGCACGTCTTCATCCATGCGCCGGAGCGTGTCGCTGACGTCCAGCCTGGCGAATAAATCGTTACGGAGCATACTGATATTTTCTGCCAGCGTCGGGCGCTGAAATTCACTGTCCGCCATGCGTTATCGCACTCCACAGATCATCAAAAGAAATCATTACCGGTCCGTCACGACGCCAGAGAGTGATACTGTTACCCAGTTCATTAATCCCGGTGCGGCGGATATCCAGATCAATACGGGACACCACGCCGTCATCAATCATCCATTGCAGGCATTCGCGGATATACCCCCTTACCGTCTGCACCAGCTGATTGGTCAGTTTGCTGCGCTGAAGCAGCCACAGTCGGGAGCCGTAACGGTCATTCTGTACCGCAGGCCAGGTATCCCCCCACCATCCCATCGGGACGCCGGCGTTGTCATCAGGCTCCGCCCGCCGCCAGGTAAACAGGGAAATCACCACGGCGCGGGTCAGCGGATCCAGCGGTGCGCTGGCGCAGGTGCGTTTACCGTTCACCGTCAGCCACAGTTCCATCATGCCTCCATCGCTTTATCAGGTTTGTCGGTGTTACTGCCCTGACCGTTCTCTCTGTGACGATGCCCGTTATAGGCAAGCCGCATCGCTGACATGGTGGTGCCGCTGGAGTCGCACAGGTCTTTCACCTGTCCTGTCACTTCCAGGTCCATTTCAAAACGTGCCTTAGGCGCATTGTGAAACGTGATCGTTTTACCAGCACCGTCCACCACGATCCCCTCCCGGGTCAGCGTCACGGACTGCCCCTGATCGTCATAGACAGCCACCTCCCCAGTCTGCAGCCCTTTCAGGCGGTAGCGACGGTCCGACACCGTAACAACCACCGCATGAGAACGGTCGCCATCCGGAAACAACACCACCGCTTCCGCACCGCTGTTTGCCCTTGCGGTAAAACCGTAGGGTTCAAGATGTTCAACCCCGGCTTTGGGTTCACCGGCAATCAGGGACACATCCACGGTCTGACATTTCGTGGCGGCACTGATGCTTTTCACCACGGCCCGCCCAATCAGGCCGAGGAGTTGTCGCTGCATGGCTTCAATCGTCCTCATCAGAACGGGTCCTCCTGTACTCTGGCTTTTTTCTTTTTCCGCGCGCCGGGGGCTTCGGGCTCAGGCAGATAAGCATCAGGTGGGCCGACACGGATTTCCGTCAGGGTGCCGTTCTGGTCCTGAGTAAACGTGACTTCCGAAACAAGCAGTTCGGTATTGTCGAAACCACAGACCGGATCAAAGACAATCACCCGCTGGTTTGGCTGCCACAGCGTACCGTTACCCTGTCGCCAGCCCTGCACCACATAGGTGGTTTCATCCGTCCGCGCCGCCCGTTGTCGGGCTTCAAAGTCCGCACGGGCAATACAGCCTGCCCCCGTAGCCTGCCCTGTCTGCCTGATATACATCGGACGGTAACGGGCAATAAATGCGTCCTCTGTGCGGGCCCGCAGCGCGGTGGTGGTGGCCTCACCGAAATCATCGTCGTTTCCGGCACGCTGCCCCGCCACCTGGTAAACAGAAAACCGCTCCCGGATACTCTTCTCCGTATCACAGGAAAGGATGTTTTCCCCAAGTACCAGCGCGGTATGTGCCCGCGTTGAGCCAATACCGCCAATCACCAGCCTGCCGTGCGGGTCGTCGTAAGCCAGCGCCTGCTGCTGACCGAGTATTTTGTTGATTACCTCAATCACCGTTTCACCGTGATCAGGCTGAACATCAGGAATAACACCCGACGGCGCACCGCTGTTCACCACCTCAATGCCGAAAGGCGCAGCAAGCGCCTGCGCAATCTGTACCAGCGATCGTCCGTTAAACTGTGTCGGTTCGGCTGCACAGTCAATCAGGTCAGCGGTCAGACTGCGTCCGGCAATACCGGTGCTGACCGAACGGGCATCGTAACGAACGGGCGTCGCCTCCACCCAGCCGGTGATCACCAGCTCATCACCAATCAGCACCTCCACTTTTGAACCGTTTTTAATGCGCGGCTGAAGCGTGGTAATACCCTCATCTCCCGGCCACTGGCGGGTGATCTCCACACTGAAATCCCGCGCCAGCCGTTCAATACCGGCACCGATGCGCACCGATGTCCAGCCATTCCACTCCCGGCCATTTACCCGTAGCGTGACATTGTCGTTCATTGCACTGGCACCTTCAGAGGGATCACCGGCACAAAGCCGGGATGCGTAATGGCATTACGCCGGATAATGTCCGCGTCACGCGCCGCGTTATCAAACCAGGTCGCCGCCAGCACCAGCGCGGGTAAAACCTCATCCGGTGTGCGCTGAATGATCCGTGCAGACTGTTCAAGGCGCGTGTTGATATCCGCATTCAGATCTGCTTTCACCCGGCGCAGCGCCAGAAACAGCGCATCACTGGTTGTACGGGACAACTCCTTATCAATTGCCGTATTCAGTGTGTCGCGAATGTCAGTCAGTTCTTCCCACGTCGGCAGGTCAACCGTGTTTTTCACCGCCGGTGCATTGTTCAGTGCCGGATGCGTGACGGAAGGCCAGCCAGTGCTCTGCGCAGGTGTTGTTGCCTGCCCCACTGCGGAATTCTGCATCACCGCGGAAGTTGTTGGCGCAGGCAATCGGGTGACGGCATACGCCGCTTCGCTGATTGCGGTCGTACGAAGGGTGCTGGCAACCACGTTACGCTGCTGCGTCGCCGTGGCGGTGGTTTTACTGTCCGTTTTCCAGACGCCGCGCGGTTGCAGATCGCTGCCGAGGCTGACACCGGAAAGCGTTTTGATCATGGTGACCAGGTCGCTGGTGTTACCATAAAGGCGTTTCCCGGTACGCCACATTTTCTGCACCTGCTCAACGAAATTTTTGCCTGACGATGGCGGCGGCAGAAGTACCGAGATATCCCCCTGCAACAGCCTGGCGGCATCCGATACGGCAGAATCCACCACTTTCATCGCATCAGAAACATACCCCAGCATTATGCTGGCATTACCGATAACGTCGTTCTGCACGAAATCCGCCACACCATCGATACTGAAACCGCTGAAGCTGTCACTGATGCAGTCATCCAGTGCAGAACAGGATGACATCAGCGTCTGCGCCGTCGCCGCACCTGATGTGGGGTAAGAGAGTTCTCCTGCTTCGACAAACTTCAGGTCAAAGCGGACAATACGCCCTTCACTTTTCGATGTGCTGACCCGAACTTCCCCGTCAACACAGACTTTCAGCTCACCATATGTCGGGTGGACAAGCGTGCCGGGACCGGGTTTATTCAGCGCTTCAATCAGGCGATCGCGCTGGTCAAAGCAGTCATCTCCCACCACATAAGCTGTGATGGACGGGCGGAAAGTGACTTTTCCCAGATCTTCGGTATAGGGCTTGTCGCGGTTCGGATATTCGTGTGTTTCCACACGGCGACCGGTTCCCGCACTTTCTTCTTCAACCTTAAACGGTACGCCGCGAAATGACGCATCCTGAAGCCTGTCTTTCCACGTCATATAAACTCCGGATACAAAAAACCCGCCAAATCTGCTTTGTCAGTTATTTACATCGCAGAAGATGTGGCGGGAACCTAATATTTTTAATTACTATCTGAGTTGAACATCAATGGAATAAATATTACCACTCTTTATAAATTTAGAATCTGTCCTTTCATCAAAAGATTCAAATGACTGTACCTTTAAAAACTTTTTCATTTTATTTTCAAAAATACTTTCATTAACACCAGTTAAATACTTGAACGCTCTACCAGCAAGGACCTCATTACTTAAATCCATTGTGTTTTTATTGTCTTTGAAAAACCAAACAATAACCTTTTGTGGGCATGATGGATTATAAACAGATATATAAAACTGCGGCTCATATTTTTCATCAGCGTCATCACTAAGCATTTCTTCAGAAGATAATTCTCTTCTGAATTCATATTGCCGCTTAGTTATTCCTTCATCCTTTATTATCTCTTGCTTAACTGGTGCAATACCTATAGAAGAGATTAATTCTGACTCATTAAAGCTGAACTTACACTCTTCCGCAGCCAAGTTAAAAGATAAAAGTGCAGATATAAAAAAAACAAAGATACGCATAATCATCCCTTCAATCATTTGTAAGGAATGATTATATTAACTACTTAAAGCTGAAAACCCAAATTATGCCAGACAAAAACACATTAATCATTTTGTACACTACCTGAACCGCGTATAGCCAACATCATGGCTGACATCAAAACCGCTGGATCGCGTTTCCATAACCCGCATACCCGGAGGCGAATTCACAAAAGAGACCTTGATCTCACCATCAACTTTTGGCACAGAAGCTTTGTTAATCATGAAGGGATTCGAGCCTGTGGCATCGGAGGCGTTGTTTGACTGAGCCGGATCCACCGCCGGATAAGGTGTGTATCCCCGCGCCGGTATTCCCGTCCCATAAGCATCATAAGCACCCGCGCCCCACTGCGCAGAGTTAATGGCATCGACCGTGTCACCGGAACTGTCGGTAAACCACTCAATAATTGGCTTCAGCTTGTCCCACATATCCTGAAACCACTTAACAACCGGTCCCCAGTTATTGATCACCATCCCCAGCGGCGACCAGGCAAAAACCTTCTTCAGAAGTTCCCAACCTGCCTCAAAATAAGGACCAATGGTTTCCCAGAGCTTCTTGAAATAAGGTCCGACAACATCCCAGTTAGTGATAATTAATCCCGCAGCCAGAGCAATCGCCGTCGCAATCATGCCAATCGGCGTCATCGACATAATCCTGCTGACAATACTGATGGCACCGCCAACGCCCATCAATCCCAGTTTCAGAATCGCAAGACCGGCAGCAAGCCCGACGACGCCGCGAATAACCCGGGGATTTTCATCCGCAAACTTCGTGAATTTTTCCCCTAACTCCCCCAGCCATTGCGTGATATTTTTGGCGTCACCAGAAAATGCGCCGCCAATAGCCGCAAGGCCGTTAGTTGCGGTCCCCGTCATTGCCTCCCACAGGTTGGACAGCGTACCAAGCTGGGCCTGAACACGTTTATTCAGGCTGGCCTGTTTATTCATCTTCTGCTGGATCTGATCGTAGCCATCCTTTCCTTTATCGATTAGTGCATTGACCACCTGAAGGGTTTCGGCATCATCACCAAATATTGCCTTAAGTACACCTGTTCGCTTAACGTCGGTCAGTTTTCGCAGCTTTGCCAGTTGCCTGAACATGTTATCAAGACCGCCAAAACTTCCTTTGCCGTCAGTAAAATCGAGCTGTACCCCGAGTTTCTGGCGGGCCATGATTTTATTGACGTCCCTGATTTTCTTAACGCTTAATCCGGACTGGATAACTTTTCGCAGGGCGTTACCTGCCGACTCCCCGTTCATCCCCATCTGATCCATCATGACGCTGATGGGGGCAAGGCTCTGTGCAGCCTGAAGACCGTCCTTGTTCACCATCTTCAGAACAGAGCTGGTTTTAGTGAAGAAGGACAACATGTTGGTATCGTCAACACCCAGATAAAACGCCTTCTGGATAGTGTCGAACAGCCCCATCATGTCTTCTGACGCCGTTCCGGTAGCATCCTGCATCTTTGCAGCAAACTCAGCAGCCGCTTCCGGTGTTTTTTTCAGTTGTACCGCAAGATAAGCTGTCGCTTTACCCACACCGCCAAGAATATTTTCTGCCGGGATCCCCTGACGCACCAGCATCTGCATCATGTTCTGGAAATCAGCCGTTGTACCGGGTAGCTGGTTACCCAGGCCAATAGCCAGTTTATTGATGTCCTGAAAGCTCTTTCCGACCTCGCCGTTCGCATCCATCATGGCGACTTTCAGCCCGGTGGCGGCGTTTTCCTGATCGGCATAAGATTTCAGGGAAAGCGTCAGACCCGCTGCCAGTCCGCCACCAAGCGCCAGCCCACCCTGTGACGCTTCTTCCGCCTGGCGTTTAAATCCCCGGATTTTCTTTTGCATTTTCGACAGCGCGGGAGAAAGCCTGTCGACACCGGTGATCAACGCCTTAAGCTCAAATTCCGCCATGTGTGCGTTTCTCCTGCTCTATCCTGTTTGCCTGACTGACCAGCAAGGGAATTTCACTGATCGGCATATTCAGCAATTCGAAAGGATTAATGCGCCAGTAGCTGGCGCAGTCAAAGAAGCGATCAGTGAGGTATTCAGCCGTCAGGCCTGGAGGAAAAAACCAGCCACAAGCCACGCCGCTGCATTCAGGTCTGCCGGAGACATCTGGTCGACAGAGCTTTGCGGCACTTTCGCCAGCCGCACAATGTATTTCGACACCACATGCGCCAGAAGTCTGACTGACTCATCCTGATTCATCTGGTAGGGATACCCCAGCTCGCGGACATCCTTCCCGGTGGGTTCATCAAACTCCAGTACGGAGAGTGTCTCACCATGAGCGATAATCGGTTTCTTTAACTCAAGCTCTTTCATTACTGGTAATCCCCTTCTTCACCGTGGAACTCAAGATCAACCGTGCCTTCTTCGGCATTATGGTTCGCTTCGCCGTGCAGCCAGGCGGACGACAATACATAGACCTGACCGTTCGCCAGCTCGGCAGTGATGGTCATCTCATCAGACGAGGTGATTTTGCTCACCGGAAAATTCTTCGGCACCTTGAAGGTCCCTTTGACATAAGGCGCACGGTGAGTTTCCTTGCGGTCCACTGAACCGTCCAGGCCGATGATGTCATCATTGACCGTCCTGTTCATGGGCACCTCAATGCCGCCGGTCAGCGATAGCTGCTGACCGTCAATTTTGAAATAACAGGTTCCCCCGATACGGGCCATTATGCAGACTCCTCTGAATACTGAAGACGGAACTGGTTAACCACGGCAAAGACACGCAACTGGTTAACATAGTCAGGCGGGAACAGCGTGTTCAGGCGGTTCGGATCGCTGGCATCACGCTCCAAAACCAGGTACTGCTTAAACAGTTCGTAGTTTTCCACGATCCCCGCACGCTCAAGCTGACGGTAGGTTGCCAGCAGTTCCCCTTTGATCACCGCCGGGGTGACAATCGCCTGACCGGGACCAAAGCGGGTACCGTCACTGGCAAGCTTGTGACGCCCGTACTTACTGGTAATGACAGATTTCAGTTTGCGCAGTACATACGCGCTGGTATGCAGAGTCTCACTGTCTAGGTAGCTGTTATCCGCAACCCCGTAAGCGTTTTTCCTGTACGTGGTGACATCACGCTGAATGCGCAGTACCCCGCTTTCGACATACGCCGTTGCCACGCCATGAGACAGCAGGGTCTGTTGTTCGGTCATCGTGAACCGTTTCCCCTTCGGCGCAGGCAGCATACCCACCAGCTCACCGGTCTGCGTGGGACGTGCCGGATCGTTGCGAATAAACACCGCTGCGCGGGCGGTACGGCTTGCCGCCAGTTCGTCGGCAGGCGTCTGGGTCTCTTTTTCGTACCCCGCCAGGGTAATGTGCTGCTGGTTAAACTGGTCACCTGCGGTCACCAGTTCTGACAGCGTGCCGATCTTTGCCGTATACACATGACCATACAGCTGACGCGCATAGCTCCAGCGACCGCTGGTATCGTTCATCTCGGTCACCAGCGTGTTAACGGAGGCCGTGTCGTTGAACGGCAGGCCGATATAATCAAACGGCTCATCCGCCATTGCAGCCACCGCGCCGGTGAGAACAGGAGCGCCCGTTCCGGCGGTCCCCGCCGCCACGGCAATCTGTACGCCCGCTGGCAGCACTTCGCCCCCACCAAAGCCGTAGTAATTGAGGCTGACAGGAATTTCATTCCCGCAAAGCCCCTTATGACGCGCGGTCAGCGTGACCACGCCTGCCGAAGATGAGGCCGTAAACGGCAGGGCCGGAACGGCATTGATGGCATCCTTGATACTGCTGGCAATCGTCGCGACGTTATCGCCGTTGGTCACCGGTGCCTGCACGCGGGTACGTCCCACATAAACATTTACCGTGCCGGTTTCGGTTGCCGCCCCGGTCACCGTCAGCGTAACCGTTGCCGCCGCGCCCGTGGATTCAGGAACGGCAATCACATACAGCTCACCAAACGGGTCGGTCTGGCGATAAGCCTCGACCATACGCGCCAGCTGACTTCCCGCACCACAAATCTGACGTGCATAGTCTGCCGACGGCATCAGCACCAGACTGTTGGCAACAATCTCTGCACCGTTATTGGCATGACCAATCAGCAGTGATGTTCCGCTGTCCTGTGCAGTATTCGCCGCCTGGTTATCCATTTCCGCATAAAACAGCGGAACCAGCGTATTCGACGGAATGGTGTTAAAGCTTATAGTCATCGGTATTCACCTTTTCATTCACGCGCCGGATATCACCCACTGCTTCACGGCGCAGCCAGTAGTTGTTCTCATCAACATTTCGCCCCTCGGCGGGCAAAAGGTCGCCGCGGGCAGGGTCAGGTACCGACCGCCCTTTAACAGGTTTCACAAACATGATGATCCTCAGGAAGGAAGGGTTATTTCGGTGTGATGTTCGATATCGCCGTCAGGCCCGTTACCGGGATCGAGATAATCAACATCAATCGCCAGCGTTCGCAGTTCATCCAGACTGTTCAGCTCATCCTGCTGGCGGGTATCGTCTTCAGTCAGCTCGCTGATGACCGAAAAATCGAACTGATAAATCAGCTCATGACGATTCAGATCCAGCAGCGTGCCGCCGTCATAGGTAATCGGGTTACCGCACGCTTCCGGGTTCCAGCCCAGCAGGGCCTTAAAGAGCATCTGCCGGACATCGTCCACCACATCATACGAGGCAAACTGACCGCGCTCATCACGCCCGTTACTCAGTATGACAACCACGGAGAAGCCCTCTTTCAGCTCCTGCCAGTAGTCGGTCTGGCTTTTGTTTTCTCCCGGAGAGTCATCACCCGGTACCACATACGCCGCCGGGAGTCTCAGCTTTCCGACCTCCGGCAGATTTTTGAACTGTGCCGCGCCTGCCACCCGGTTTTCAAAATACGGGCAGCGGGCACGCAGCGCAGCAATAACAGGCGTCAGTTTCATGTTTTTTTCCTTCTTACAGGACGTAATGACCGCTGTAACTCACGGGACAGTAACTTTTGTGTCCAGTAACGACGCTGGTCGATGACATCAGCCATAAAGTTATTACGTGGTGCCAGCCGCCAGCGGGATGAATGCTGCTTTTTCTGGCGCTTATCCTTTTTGCTCATCCCGTATGCGGCATGACGCACACCGTAATACAGAAACGCCGGATAATACGCAGAACCTTCAGGAAAACGCCGGTTACCCTGCCCGTTTTTCTGGTTAGGGGAAATCCTGACCATCAGGCCAGAACGACGGGAGCTTTTACGGGGGACGTAATAACCTATAGAACGCGCAAGTCGTCCGGTCTGATAGCCGGGGTTTTCACCTGGAGCAGACCGACCACGTCGCATCACCAGCCGCCGGGCATCACGCATATAGACACGCCCGATTTGAACAAATGCCCTTCGGAGCCTGGCACGATTAAACTCCATCTCCTCCGGTTGTTTGAAATCAACGTGTAAAAATGCTGTCTGCTCCACTGCGTCCTCCCATTTGTTCTTCGGCACCCAGTTCCGTACACTCCAGCAGCAGAAAGCGCCGCGCCCCGTTCAGATCACGCTGACGTTTCACCCGGTACACACTGTCATCACAGACCACCTCATAATCAGCAGTGATCCCCCGGCGGTAGCGAATGGTGATGTAATGGGTGATGGCGTCTCCGATCTGCGCGGTTTCCTGCCAGGTGGTGGCACTGGTCTGGATAACCTTCGCCCATGCCCGGAACGCAACCGGGTATTGAGGCTCCACGCCAAAGTTATCCGCGGGCATATCCACCCGCTGGCGGATCAGGACGCGTTTATTCAGCTCGCCTGGGTCAGGCAGAATGTAGGTTGCGCTGGTCTGCGCCTGACGAATTTTCATAGTGGTATAAGGCGATAAGGAGCAACCAACCAGTTAAAGCTCATTGGCAACTCCATTTTCTCAACGTCTGTAACCGTTGAGCGGTTTTCGTAGAAATGGCTGACAAGTAGCAGGAGCGCCAGCTTCACATCATCAGATATCACAAGCCCATCAGGATCATCCGCAGGCCTGTCATCTGCGGTTGCATACAACGTACGGTTAAGGAAGTTTTCCGTCCGACTCTGAGCGGCCTTCCCAAGTAGTTCAAGCAACTCATCTTCATCAGAGAAATCATCATCCAGACGAAGCTGAAGCTTAATCTCTTCCATTTTTAACAGCATAAAACCTCCTGTGCCCGCCAGAACGCGGGCACAAAAAAACCGCATTACGCGGCGTGCTGTATTACGTAAAAAGACTAATCAACCACCAACGCTACCTTTCCCCACCAGCGCTTTAATGGCAGAGGTGTCTTCCAGGATACAGTCAAAACGATGGAAGGCCAGAAAACCGGTCTGATCATATTCTGCGTAACGCTCAACCAGACGTTTAAGAATCATGTATCGCACACGACGGATAATGAAGCGATCAAAGTCACCACAGAACATGAATTTTTTACCCGCCCCGATATCATCAATTTCCTGATCAATGACATACGGTACATTCAACACTGAAGCAGGTGCCACACCAACAATATCCGGCAACCATAAAGGGCGTCCCTGACCGTCTTCCATCTCACTGATCAGTTTCAGCGTATTATCGTTAAACGCTAGGCGGAATTTCGGTCCGCGACGATATGCAGGATCAATGCTGTGTTTCAGAGCCAGAATTTCCTGCCACTTCACCGCATTTGCCGCGGCAGTCTGTGTTGTGCCGGTCACTGATGCTGCCAGCCCTTTGGGTTGTTTAGGCGTACCAGCCCCCGTCCCCTGAATCAGATAACGGGCTTCACCACGACCAATACGTTCAGCAATGCGACGGGCAAGATAAGCTTCCATATCGATCGCGCTGTCCTGCAGCAACTCATTAGACACACGAATTATTTTCGATGTCATTTTGAGCGCCCCAAGGCTTCCCATACCGAAATCGGTGTCTTCTTCACCGGCTTCTTCATTTTCGCCCAGCAGAACACCAACTTCGGAAGTACCATCAGCTGTTGCCCACTCCATAGTGCGACCGTCAGAAGTGGTAAGAATCTGCGCCACACTGGCGATGCCACCGTAGGATTTCATCTTCTCAACAACTTTCGCCAGGAATGTTTCTGGTACGGTATATCCGCCCTTTTCATCCTGAGCTACGCCCTGGGCACGAAGTTCACGCAACGCCTTTCGTTCTTCTGATGTCAGCTCACTGGCACCGTGACGCATCCACTTATCAAAAACCTGAGCTCGTTTCTCATCCTGTTGTGGATTGTTTTCCGGATCAAGATTCTGACGCTGCTCTTCCTCATTGCTTTCAATGTACGCCTGATCCTGACGACGTAGTTCTTCTTCGCGTGCAATTCGTTCATCAAGCGCTTCCAGTTCGGATTTTGCTTTGTTCCACTCAGTGCGCTGCTCTTCCGTCCATGCGTTATCACCAATTTTTTCATTCAGGGCGCGCATGTCAGTTGCGATAGTATTACGTTTCTGTTTCAGTTCATGCAGTTTCATGATGTTTCCTTTACGCGTTAAGAAGGGTCAGGACGCGTTCACGCGCCATACGTTGATTAATGGCTTTCTGTAGCGCGCCGCTGTTGCGCGCCTCCTGCCATGCTTTCATGGAGCGAACAGCCGAGTCAGCCTCCTGATAGGCAGGATATGTCACAGGACTGACATCCAGCAGACGGGAAAAGCGGGTTATCTCGCGAATAACAACCCCGTCCTCATCCTGATACCACTCCTCGCCGTCACGGGCGACACGGAAAGCAAAAGATGACTGGTTAATATCTCCACGTTGCATCGGGGCCAGCACCAGATCACGAATGGTCTGTGTCTCCGGAGCCTGGATGTCATAGCGCAATCCGCGCTCATCAACTGAAAGATTCAGCGTGCCTGCTGCACTACGCCCAAGAATAAAATTAGGATCGTGGTTAAACAGTGCGCGTACATCATCACCAAGCACATCGTCAAAAGCGCCGGGCCGGATGATTTCGCGGAATGAACCAAATATCAGCTCAGAACGACAGTCAAACACCGATCCATAACCGATAATGTGCGCAGGGTTATCGTCATGCCGCTCAGCACGCACCTCACCGCTGTAACAACGGATTTCACGGTCATTCATTGGTTTTTCCCTCATCATTTTTTGGGGGCTTAAAATCTCCTGCCGGGTTAGCAGCATTCACGCTTACCAGCATCTCATCCAGCCCTTCAACCGGATTCATATCCTCGAATGCGCGGGCCTCATTACGGCTCATCCATCCATCGGTAATAGCGAAGTGATAGAATTGCGCGCGCTCCTGCGGAGTTCCGCGTAAAAGCCCCGTCAGATTGAACCTGACGTAATACCCGGCGGCTAACTCAGCGCGGGTAAACAAGCGACGGTTAAGCTCCTGCTCCCAGTTCGTCACCCACGGCATCATCGTGTAGCGGACAAACTGAATCGCCTGCGCAGAAATATTGGAGAAGGTGGCTTTTTCGAGGTCATTAATCATGTGCGCAGGAATATTGAAAATACCGGCAATCATTGAACGGTTCAGTTTCATCATGTCAATGATCTGAGCGTCAACTGGCGACACAGTCAGTGCCTTGTAATCCAGATCGGCTGGCAGCAGCATGGTTTTGTTTTCCTGGCTGCGTAACGCCTGCGATGCCTTCTGCCACTGATCTTTAAGCCAGCCCCAACTGTCCTTATTGAGTCCGCTTTTAACGGATACTATCCCCGCCGGACGGGCATTACCGCTGAAGAAGCTTTCTGTGTATTTCTGACCGCTCATCCCCATGCCTATTGTTTCGGCATGTTGCATAATCGGACTCAGCCCCATCTTCTGATTATTACCCAGCGCACGGATGTGGATCATATCGTCGGGGCTGATCGCAAACGCCCCATATTCGTTGTACAAACCGTAGGTGTATCGGCCACCAGTATTCATCAGCGTCGTTTCCCACGGCATACAGCAATCCAGGGATATGACTTCACCGCGACGATTACGTTTCACCCAGGTATACCCATTCCCCCAGCCAAGGATGTGACGTTGCTTCAGTTCGCGCCATTTGTAACTGGTTTGCCAGGTATTGGGCTCATCATGAACCAGATAAAACGCCGGATGATCGCGTGCGGGCTCAACCTTCCCATTGTGCCTGCGCATAACATGCAACGGCATCTGGGCAAGGCTGGAAGACAGGACATAGATACAGGAATACACCGCAGCCAGTTTCATCGCAGTTTCAGGACTGACATAAACGTCTGCCCGGAACAGCCCATCAGTATCAACGGCATCCCCGGTTATCGGGGTGGAAGGATTCTCCAGTGATTTACTTCTGAACAGAGCATCAAGCAGCACGCGTCCCCCTTCTGGCCATAGCCAGTGCGCCCACCAGCAGTAAACCGCCGGACAGCATCAGAGCCGGAGCCATACCAAACTGCAGGTAAAACCCGCACGTAAGCAGGCCAAAACCAGCCAGCCCGATAACATCAGCAATTAGTGATTTCATAGAATTAAGAGAGCATCGTCCGGATCAAGAGATGAGAGGAAATCGTCGGGTTCTTTGAGCATTGCCCGACCGATCGCCATAATCAGTGCAACCGCACCATCGATTTTGTTTTCCGCCTGCTCCTTGACAGGCTTCACCACATCATCGTTACCCGGAATGGTTTTGCCGACCACGTTGCCGATACACCAGGTCATGATGGGATTGCCGTCATGATGAAAGCGCCCCGATTCAATCGCCGCTTCCAGCTCTTTCATCGGATCGGACATGTTGGTGTAGTTCTGAATGATGGTGATGGGGTTCAGGTCTTCATCAGCAAGGTCATGCGACAGCCCGGTCGCCCCGAAGGGGTCGATGGGTGACTCACTGACCGGGCTGATTTTGTTCGCCGCTTTGGCCTCCTCGAGGATGTAGCGATAATCCACCTCCGCACCAGCGGTAACAGTCAGAACGCCCATTTCCACCCATTTCTGAAAGCGTTCGGCTGTCCGGCGATCTTCATTTTTCTCGACGCTGTACACCGTGTCATACGGTACCCAGAAACGCGGGGCCACACTGTAGTAATGCGTTTTACCGTCAATCTCGCGGGTATAAAGTCGCGCCATGCTGTTCATATCCAGCTTACGCGCCAGGTCAAAGGCCAGAATGCACGGCTGCCCCTCGAACTGCTCAAGGGTCAGTGATTTATCCTCGCAGCTCTGCCAGCTCACCAGGTTGAAATACGCCGAACGCGCCGACACCCAGATATTGAGGTGTTTTGTTTTAAAGACGTTTGCCAGACGGGCGTTATTTTTCGCACGCTGCTGCTGACTTAACAAAAATTCGCGATAAACCGACACGCCAATATTTGGATTGGCTTTTTCCAGCACCTGCGGGTCGGTCCAGTCGTCACCTTCATCAACGGTATAGATGATCCCGAACAGTTCATCGTTGGGTACCGAACCGTTGAGCATCTCGATAACTTCCCGCCGTTTGTCGTAGCACGGCCCCTCAATGTTGTACCCGGCGGTAGTGATAGCCCACATCAGTGGCTGACGTCGCGCCCCCATCCCGGTAAGCATCGTGGTGTAAAGCGCATCTGTGGCGTGCTCGTGATATTCATCCACCACCGCACAGTGGGGTGATGAACCATCACCGGGGTTACCGATCAGCGGTTCAAACCGCGCACCATCCTCCGGACGGTTCATGTTTGAGGCGTTAACCTCAATCCCGAACGCTTCCGTCAGCATGGGTGTGCGTTTACACATCAGTCTTGCCGGACGAAAGACTTCCCATGCCTGTTTCTCCGTCGTGGCACCGGAATACACTTCCGCGCCGAACTCGTTATCACAGGCAAAACAATACAGGGCGACACCGGCAGAGATTGCCGATTTGCCGTTCTTACGGGGGATTTCGGTATACACCTCACGGAAGCGGCGCAGCCGGGAGCCTTTATTGACCCAGCCAAACGCGCAGCAGATCACAAAGAGCTGCCACGGCTCCAGCGTGATGGGCATCCTCTTGAATGCCCACTCACCCTTGGTGTGCGGCAACAGCTGAATAAATTTGGCGGCCCGTTCAGCCAGATCCTTGTCGAAGCGGTAACGAAACGACTTACTTTTTTCCGCCATCAGGTCATCAAGATGGCGCTGGCAGGCCTGAATCACAAACTGGCAGGCCACAATCTTTCCGCGCACGACATCCCGGGCATACTGATTGGCAGCATTTACGTTGGGGTAAGATTTCCGGCTCATGATTCGATGATTTTCAGATTGTCAGAAACGGGTTAGTGGCTTTCTTCTTCCCCGCCAGGCCAATCAGACGCTGGCGGCTGCTGGGGTCGAGTCCGAGCATTGCCCCCGTGCTGCTCATCTCGGACTCCTGTTCTTTTTTGGCGGTCAGCTCCGGATTTTTGACCATGCCGCCCATTGCACCGGTGATGGTGTTACCCTGTCTGGCAATATTTTTCACGGCACGTCGCCAGAACTCATAGGCCACACACCACCGCTCAAGTACCGCCAGGTCAGTCACGCACAGCAGGCCCTGACCGCAGAGTTCTTTGGTTGTCAGTTGCCACATGATCGTGGCGAGAGGGAGATCTTCTTCAGCGAACCACTCCGGTGGCTCAACACCTTTGATGGGCGTAAAAACAGGTTCATCTTTATTCAGGGCTCGCTTGCCGGGGTTTCCGGCCAGCGCCTTGCGCGCCGTTGGCTTGGGGCGACGCCCGGAACGCCCCGCCGTTCCAGCCATATGCGGCACTCCTGGTTAAATTTCATTTTTCGCGGGTATAAAAAAACGATGGGGCGGGCAGTCCGGAAGACGTCAGGTCACAGGGATTTGACCCGCCCCTCCCCTCAGACAGTTGAGAATTATTATCACTTTAACCGTTCACGGGCCGTCTTCGCCTTATGGCAGGGCCAGCACAGACTCTGCAGATTACTGTCGGCATCAGTGCCGCCATGCGCTTTAGGAATGATGTGGTCAACGGTTTTCGCCTCACGCACCACACCAGCACGCAGACATAACTGACACAGGCCTTTGTCACGCTTCAATATGCGCACGCGGATACTGTCCCACTTCGAACCGTAGCCGCGCTGATGACGGGATTGTCCAGGTTTGTATTGCTTCCAGCCTTCGCTTTTGTGGCTTTCACAATAGCCTGACGGATCTGTGGTGGTATGGCGGCAACCGCGAACACGGCAGGCTTTTGGGATTCGTGGCGGCATATGTACTAATCTCCGATTTATCCAAATTTCACTGCCATAATGCCGACATTCTCTGCCATTATTGGCTCCGTTTATCCGTTAAAAGGGATATCAGTTAAGTTATCCCGTGCAGGGTATAAGCCATTGTCGAGACCACTCATTGAATGGCCTCTGCAATAACCGATGTCTTTCCATCAGTCCGCCACCACAAAGAATCTTTTTTGCCATAAGGCTGGAGGTTCATCTTTCAGTGGCTGCCAGTGTTATTTCCCCACTTACTGGCTTGGGTTGTTTCGCTGTACTGCCGTAATGCAAAAACTGGATTAACCTGCGAAATCACACCATTCCGGGCAAATACATTTGCACTTCATTTGCCGCTCTCTCACGTGCAACATGAAGCAATCTTTTTCGGCCACCAACGCCCCACTTAGCCATTTGGCTTGCGCACTGGCTTATCGCTTTGGTTTCAGTATTGATGATGTGATCGATTCTATTCAGACGGGACATTGCGCCAACGCCGAGACGGACAACCGTTTTGAAAACTTCATAAACTTCGATTTCAAATTCCGGCTTAATCCATGCTGCATATCTGATTGCCAGAAGTTCAACACCCCACACACCTGGTTCTGCACCACCTTTGATTATTTTAAGTGGCTGAATTTGTTCCAAAGTGCTTTTTTGCACTTTGGCCTCCAGTGCTTTTATGAAGCGTTTTATCTGCGCGCTACGCAAAAACTGGCTTGGGCGCTGTTGCTCTGTAGCCTCTCCATTTGCAACTGCTGCTGCATGGAGATCGTTTAAGTTGTAGCGTCCATCCTCATCAACACGAACGGACACACCATTGACAATAACTGTTGGGTACTTCATCAGTAATTACCTTTTAGTGATGAACCTTGTCACACAGGATTCCGGCCCACAGAAAGGTACCGATCACCAAACCGGCATCCTCAAGGGTCATCCTGAAAGGTTCTGTGTTCATAAGTCGCGCGTGTGAAGCGCGTTTACTGCGGACATAAAAAAGCCCCGCATCGCGAGGCTCATTAAATGGACTTTGTGATTTGCAAAAAAATTATTTCAGGCACTGAGCCCTGATGTACTCCTGCAGGTAGTTAACCTGCGCGGTTATCCTGTCTATTCCACTTCGGAGACGGTAATAATTGAGTTCAGCATCTGCTGTAAGTCTTGGGCTTTCTCCATCGCCCATGCTGCTGGCTCCGGTCGTTGACTTTGCACAGGTGGCGGAGACTTGCAGGCGCTTACGACCAGCAGAAACATCAGCACGGAGACTTTCGATAGTGGCGTTAGCATCAGCAAGCTCCTTTGTATATCTGGCATCGAGTTCTGCTACGTCACGTTGACGCTTCTGCATATCAGAGATCGTCGCCATAGCCGAATCTAATGCCATAGCGTTTTCATCGCGCTGTTTTTTGTATTCAATGGCTTTATTGTGGTAATGATTAGCTGACCAGACAAGACCACCAGCAATACAAGCAATAAACGTTAAAATGAGCGCCCAATAACTCGTCTTCATACCAGCAGCGCCGCCCGCGCCTTGTTGTATCGAATCTTACGATCCTCAATACCGTTCAGACCGCCGTTAATGATGCGCGTAACACGATTAATATCGGCACCGTAGACCATGCAGCCTTTAGATGTGTAGAACCATGCAGCTGAGCGCGCGGCCTGTAGATCCTGCTCCAGTTGTTCAGGTGAAGTCACCAGATCTAACTTCAGCGCCGCGCCACAGATGCGATAATTATGGAGGCCAGTGATTTGAATTAATCCTCTACCGCGATATTTCCAGCCATCACCGGGTGCTTTGTTACCCAGCCGGTTGCTATACACAAGATTGGCAATAGCATCCTGACGAGCTGCATGTCCGGATGTTCTGCCAAGGGCATCAGCCTGCTGCTGTGTGATCCTCTTTCCGAACGTCGCCACAAGCGCAGATGGTGTGTAGTTAAAATTTTCAACTACGGCGCTAAACCCCATCGACTCATGGCCTACCTGAGCAATAAACATTGCCTGATCCGCTGGTGCTGTAATGCCGAATTCCTTCATCGCCGCATCAATGTGCGGAAACCAGCGCGCAGCCAGCCCGGCGCTAATACCAGCCGCCTTTTGAAATAATTGTTGGTTCATTAGTGCCTCAGATGATCAACCAGACGTGCAACGTTGCCTCTTACGGCCACCAGCACGGAAAGAAAAATAGTGTTCGCCACGATAATGGGCCATGAGGAATGGGGATAAATCCCACAGAGATAGGCCAACGGAACAGCACTGTATGTAACAGTAATCAGCCAGGCTAAACGTGAAACCCAAGGACGATGCCGCGAATCACCACGACGATAAAACATCAGAGTAATAACAACACAAGCACATAACAGCGCATTTATAGTTGCTGTCGGGTCATTTAGCTCCACCTGAACCTCCCCGGCGCGTTATGAGCGCCACCAGCGAGCCGATATCCTGATTATTCAGGAACGTCAGGATTTTAACGGCTAAAGCAGAGACGATTACGGCACCAATAGCATCCAGAGGTTTATCACTGTATCCGGTCAAGTTCGCCAGCTTGGAGCCAACCAACCCAGAGCAAAGAATCCCGGCAATATATGACACGATAAAATATGCCAGTCGGCGCGATGCACTCAGATCTGCTGCTGTTGCTATGTAGAATACAGCCCCTGCAAATGCGCCAAATACAACGCCGTAATCAGTTCCGGTCAGCAGTCCATAAACACTGGCCCCCGTCAGGGCACCACCAGCCAGCCCAGTACCGGAAATCGGATCGGACATTTAGTCCCCTCTTAATTGCTGTTGGTCCTCTCAGATATGAGGGGAAGGGATCTTAATGACATTCTGTTTATTATTTCAGTCAAACACTACCCTGTTGATGATTTCTCAGAAGCGAACTTGACTCCCAAGGGAAACTCAACTTTCCGTTAAAACCACCAGCAGACATTCGTTCAATTTCCACAGAAATATCACTGAGCCGTTCTTCAAGCTCTGCTTTTTCTTTTACCAGACGGTTATAGCGGCTTAGATGAAGCTTTTGCTGCTCCAGCCAGTCTTCAAGCTGTTCAACAGTCATACCAGGGTTAAAAAAATATGGCTGCTGCTTTTCGCCCTGCATTATTGACCTCCAGAAAAGCAAAAACCCCGCCGAAGCGAGGTTTGTTATGATTTCGTTAACGGCAGACATACAAAGCCCATCGTTAGGAAAATCCTAACCAGATTTTTTGAAAAATGCAAGAATCATGTCGCCATCTTCGGCGAAAATCATTTATCTCGTCACTTTTCTTAATTGCGCCTCAGCATATGCTTCTTCCTGCCAGCACTTTGTCACCAGTTTATCAATGACATCTGCATATCCTTTGTACCACTGATAATCCGTCAGATCCGGTACCAGCTTCTGGACATGATGCCGCGCCAGTGTGGTTGGTAAACGGCTAAACCGGTTGCCATTGCAACGCCCACAAATCTTATAAACAGGCGTGCCATGAAGCCGGGTCCTTTTTTCATCCAGGACAATACCTTTACCCTTACACCCTCTGCACGCTGTGCTGACTTCTCCCTTACCATGACAATGCTGACATAGTTCCTTCACCCACTCTTCCTTGATAACAGATTCCCCGCTTCTGGAGTGTTTCACCACTTCGCGCAATACATTATGAAATCCAGTACCAGCACAATGCTCACAGCGAGCCTTACTTGCCGCAGACCTGGAATAATCAGCAAAGGCAAAATTCACAAGGTAAGGAATAATCTGTAGCCGGGTTTCTTCACTCAATTTATTCAATGTCGGGCTATCCAGTGCCATCGCGTAATTGAGCAGACCTTCAATCGCAAACTGAGGATCCTGAACACCAACTTTTGCCAGGAATAAGGCAAACCCAAGCGGTGCTTTCGACTGCACCATCCCCTGCGCAGCCATCACATCCGTAATTGTTAAACCACCAGAGCCTGTCGCCGGTGCGTCATCGCTCAATTTTGGAGATTTTGGGGAGTAATATTTCGGTAAGGCTTCAAGGTTCATGCTCGTTCTCCACTTACGCCAGTACGCCTATTGCCAGCGCACGATCGATAAAACGAAATATCAGCTCCAGCTGGGAGCCATACTTCTCTTCAAATGCCACGGTATCCGCATGCAGCTCGTCGTGATGCTTTCTGCACAAAGGCAACACAAAGAGGTCATGCGCTTTTGTTCCCATTCCACCCTGACCGTGACCTATCAGGTGGTGGGGATCATCAGCAGGCTTTCCACAACATGCACACGGCTGTGTCTTAACCCAGCGCGTGTACTTTTCATTAACCCAGCGGCGACGTTTTGGGCGTAACATAAAAGACTCCGGCGACTCCGGATCCACTTTCAGCGCCAGCACCTTTTTCGCTTTATCCTGGATAATGCTGGTGGCAGGAACCGAAGGCACAAGGTCACTTTCCCGGGTAACAGACGGCACAACAGGCTTCGGTAATCTCAGTGCCTTACGGGCTGCACTTTCCGGTAAGGCATCCGCCAGATCATTACGAATCAGCCACCAGCACAGTTCCGGCATTGTCACAACGTGACTGTCATCAAAACCGAGATCCCGACGCACAACAGACAACACCCAGCGGGCACAGTTATCCGTTGCCATTGATTCCAGCCGTTCCGTGAACTGATCGCGCAGCTGGTTATCGCAGTGCCAGCACAGACGGATTGCACCCGGAGCGTGTCGCATTGTGGTCATGTTCTCGCTGTGCCAGTCGGAATGAGGCCACTGGCAGCCTTTTTCACGAAGTAACCAGCTTTCAAGACATTCCACGCCACCAGCACGACGGATCACTGCCTCATTGCGGAACACGGCCCGAACGGCAGGATCATCCGCCAGCGGTTGTGATGCCGCCGGAACGGCACCACTGGCGAAAGATGAATAACGCTCCGGCTCAGGCTCCAGCAGGACACGCCCCTGCATAAACAGGGGCATCAGCTCTGAACCTGGCCTGAACAATACGATCCCCATACGCGGGGCAATTTCAGGGGTCAGTAGTGCTCTCACGGTCACCTCAATGAACGGTATCGAGCAGCTTTAACAGCTCAGGGAATCGGGATTCGAAGAAATGCGGCTGCGTCTCGCGCGGATTTGCGGGACTGGTGATGTTCTTGCCGAACATGCAACCTTTCGCTGTCAGCGACCAGAATTTTTTGATGTTGTTAATCGCTGTACGGCTGTATCGTTCGCGCTGCTCGACGATCCCCAGCTTCACCATCTGGTGATATGCCTGATTAGCTGTCAGGCGGATACCATACTGCTTCAGCAGTGCACTCAGCGACAGCGTAGGGCGGCTTGAACCATCTGGCGCATCAGCAGGTGCATCAATGGCATAGATCGGCATAAGTTCAGGAAGACCAGCTACCTTTGATAATTTCTGGTATGCACCAAGTTTCGAGGAGTTTGACAGATTTAGAGTCTTTGCTGCTGATTCAAGCAGAATGACCCCGGATTTAATTTTGTCGGATGTGGTTTCTTCTGGTGATGAATTATGAAGCGCATCAAAAGTACGTATCACTTTTAAGCTGAATGCCGGGCTGATCCACATTGCATATGCATAGACCAGCTCTTTACAGACATACGTCCCACCATTGCGCCCCTGAATGGTGATGACAGGAATACTACGGGAATCTCCCGTAGTTTCTTCTTCCAATAATTCCACAAGAGCCTTCGTTTCAGGACGACGCATAAACTCGTGAACTTCCAGCGAACGGGAGGAGCGATTCTCACCAGCGGCAAGAAGAGCAGCTTTCTGAAGGTCGTTAAGACAGTAGTTAGATTCGAAGTACTGGCGCACAGAAACGCCATCAATTACAAGCAACTGATTCATTGGTTTCTCCACAAATTTTTATCCACGAGCGGGACTGCACTCCCTTTTCGTTGATGCAGGATGAACTTACTGCGATTTTTAATAGTTATCAAGGATACACTGTTCATAAATACAGTATCTTTAACGAGGTAATACCCAAATTTAGGGTGTTGCTCAATTCCGTTACCGAGTTGCTAATTTGCAACTCGCTTTTTCGTACTTACTGATAGTGATCTCGACCTTCCCCTCCGGGATAACCGGTCCCCACTCCACCAGCATTCTTTTCACCTGACTGTCGTCTTCCCACACACCCGCGTGGGTCAGGGCGTCAAACAGCGCCTTGTTATAGTTGTCCAGATCGCGGATCCGGTTATCCGGAGGAAACAACACGATCTCCACTGAAGCAGGTGCCGACGTTGGTTTTGGCAGACGACGTAACTGCTCAACTATTGCTGCGCACGCCGCGCTCTGGAATTTTCGCCCCGCCGCGCTTATCAGGCTCTTACCAGCAAACGCCCCTTTGTTGGGGTGTCGCCAGTACGTGTTCACGCTGGGCGGAAAAGGCAGGATCAGCTTCATACTTTCAGGCCCCTCTCATGTAACCAGTGGGTTGCACGCAGCCTTGCGTTTTCCTCACCGGCAAGCAGTGCGCGGATAATCCCGACCGCCTCGCTGTCGTCGTCCTTCACCGCGGTATGAAGCGTTATCCCCCGGGCCACGCCACGCTTTATCGTGATGACGCCTTTTTTCTCCAGTGCGCGAAGATGCTCTACCGCTGCATTCACTGAACGGTATCCCAGCATGGTTGCCACCTCCTGATTGGTTGGCGGAAAGCCACGCTCTTTCTGATAAGAAATCAGCATATCCAGCACCTGCTGCTGGCATTGAGTTAACGTCGTCATTACGCCCCCACGTAATTCCCTGACAGATACCACTCATCACTCGATACAGCGCGCTTGCTGCTTTTCCGTAAACACTGCTCACGACGCGCCAGAAAATTGTTTCGTTCTGGCTGGGAATGGCTTTCACGGAATGCCGCCATCCACACCGTTGCAGCACGACGGTATAAGCCCCTGGACTCCAGTTCTTCAGCCTGGCGGGTCAGGCACAAAATCTCCCGCGGGTCGTTAGTGCCGACATAGAAATTGCGCACAGGTCTGGTTTCACGAACTGGTTGCGGTTCCGCCTCCTGCGCTCTCTCAGTCAGGCGCGGGAAATGTCTGCGTGTATCCCCTTCACAACGGTGAGCCACACGACCACTCTGACGTAACTTGCTTGCTGACTGCAGAACGCGCTGCCGTGAGTAACCTGCAAAAGCATCCGCAATGTCTCCGGAAGTACACCCCGGATGGGCTTCAATGAATTTCTGAACTTCATTCAAAAGACTCATGATCACCCCCTGAATCCTGCCGGGATCTGGCTGTAGTCCACGTTGTCGTAACTGGCTTTGAAGTACGGGTCCTCGCGTCTGGCTGCAGATACCGCAGGAACTTCCCAGGATTCTTCGAAATGACGATCCGGACCAAAGAACGTGACAGCCTGTTTCACAAATTGTGTGCCGCTGTTACCCATCGCAGATACCCAGCCCGCGTAGCGTTTCACACCTTCCAGCATGGTTTCGGGGTTTACCCCCTCATTCAAACGGGCTTTCCAGGCTTTGAAGGCTGCAGATTTTGAATTGCCACCAGCACGTTTGGGATATGCCAGCCATGCCTGTTCAAACTCCGGAGAGTATTCCGGTCGGTTTGAACGAACTCGCACAGACTCATCAGCAGATTCACCAACAGCTATTGGTTCATTGACTGGTTCTTTGACTGGTTCAAAAGAGTGACTGGTTCTGGGTGAATCTCCTGCACTACCCCCTGGTGCAACTCCTGCACTACCTGGTGAATTTGCTGCACCAGATAGTGAATTATTTGCACTACCCCCTAGTGAATCTCCTGCACCATCAAGATGAAGGAGATAGATATTACTTGAGTTACCTTTTTCACCTTTCCGGGTGACTTTTTTTACCAGCCCGGAATCACAAAGGGCCGCAATATGATTCATCACAGAACGTTTGCTAATCTCGCACTGGTCAGCAATATGCTGGTAGCTGGGCCAGCACTCACCCTGATCGCTGGCATTATCAGCCAGCTTGATCAGAACCAGTTTTCGCAATGGATTACCCACTCGAATTTTCATCGCTTTAACCATCAGCTCCATACTCATGCTGCACCTCCGAGATGCTTCATGTTTTTTCCGGAGCGAAAGGCTATAAGCGGCATACTAATGCGGTAATTACGGCCCAGCGGTTCACAAATCACCTTCTGACATTCACGGTCAACCAGGCTAACACGTAGAACATGCCCTGCAGGCGTGGTGTACCACTGACCCGGGCGAGGACAACGGAAAGTCTGATTGGTAAATCGTTTGAAAATATTCCGGATCATTTGCGCCCCCTTACCTCTGAAGGGTTCAGCGACAAATTTATGAGGCAGGCCAGCGCCGAAGCATCATTAATATAATCATATAAGCTAACAGCCAGCGGAGATTCAGCTTTTTCCAGCATGGGATAAAGCTGCTGCAACCAGACCTGATGAATTGATGAAATGTAGGAATAGAGAACGCTGGCGTTATGTGCAACGTCGCTCGGTACAGAGGGCTTTGAAAGCTGTTTCTCCATCTGGTTAAAGGCATTGATGTATGCCTCTTTGAACTGGGCAGCACGTTTCCCCGTGAAACCCATAGCAAGAAACGCAAAGCCGTCGCGGGTTATTTGATAGCAAGGAAGTTTGCGAGTACCGCCGTTGGGCTGGCGTACCAAAATTGATGTCTCCGCAAAATTGCGGGCACAAAACTCTGGAGAACAATCCAAAATGCGGATCTTTTTCAGAACATCGTCATGACGTTTAGAGAAGAAGTCAGCAACAGCCAAAGAAGATGTAACAGCCTGACCATCAACGATGGCAATTTCAGGTTGAGAGAGGGTTGGGAGAGTAGTCATGGTGACAGCCCCGGTAGTCAGTTTTTTAGAAAACTCACCACATGGGACGCCAATCACAGAGGTGGTGAGACGTACAGGGTTGGCGTTACCGGAGACTACCGAACCCGGCCCGACCGAAGTCGGCCCTGTACGCCCCACCATAATTTGGGCGTAGCAATGCTCATGACACGAAAAAACCGCATGAGCGCGGTTATGCTCAGTAATCAATTTCAGGACGCCAATCCCGGCACCCGCTTTATAAGGTGCCTGAACAGTGTAACGTCCCGGAATGGCAGAATCAATGTGCTGGTGGTCCTTCACACTCAACAAAATCACGCCTGAATTTCCACAAAGGACTAAAGCACTCATGCGGGTAGTCTTTGCGAAGATAGATAACGCGCTGTGTTTCTGGTTCCCAACGAATAACATGAACATAAAGCCCTCTTCCGTCACGAAACCAGCGGTTAAGTTCCTGCACAACTCGCCCCCCACAGTCAGGTAAAGTTCTCTGTGGTTACTTACAGCCAGGTGATTTGGTAATCTGCATTCATGCCGTAACAACAGGTGTTCAGAGACGCTGACCACCAGCTGTTGCGACAAACGGTTATTTGCCGTTAAACTGTTCATGCGTTAGTTTCTCCACAACCAGAAGCAATCGACGCCACGACGCCCGGAGCTGCACACTCGCGGGCGTTACTCTTTTCCGGCGCACAAAAAACACGAAATAACAGTGTTAAATGCTCCTGCCACTTCGCCATTACTTGGTAGCTGTTCTCTTCGATTTGCTCACGCTCAGCCTGGTCAATAACTCCATCAGCAGTTGCCTTGCGTAAGTACTGGGAATGCTTGCCAATCCATTCTATTGACTCCATCAGCCGCTGATTAATGTCACCATTGTCAATGTCATCAATGACCACCAGCGGCACAAACACCCCATTACTACGACGGGCTATTGCATCTGTTACATGCCTGGTACCACTGGCATCCTGTAAAACCATGGCCCACTCAAGTGGAAAAATTTGATCCCCACCGCTACGCAGTCTGTTATGCAATTGATCTTTTGCTGGGGTGATATCATCAGATTTATACAAACCAAGAATTTCTGCTGCTTCCTCATAGCCATGAGGTAAATCAGCAATCGTTCTTCGTATTGCTGCCACCAGCCATGCTGGTTGTTTATCAACTTTCCATTCAGGTTCTTTACCCACGGTTAATTCCTCATTTCTGTGGTGTTTTTATGCCGCAGCACTGTTAGTCTTTTGATATAAAGACACGTCAACTTTCAGTTTCCCGTTAGTAATTTTTTCTAACTGGTACGCTCGGCCTTCAGGAATAATCTCAGGCCACTCTGAAACAGACGGATGCTTAATACCTAGGGCTTCGGCGGTTTTACAAACTCCGCCGAAATAATTAATCACGTCGGATTTCCGCATTTCTGTCTCCCGTTAAATTACGTTAAGCAGAAATGTAGGATATCCAACATGCCAATGTCAAGAATCCTACATGGGCATGTGGTAGGATTGCCTACATGATGAACATGAGTGATCGTATTCGCCAAAGGCGAAAAGAACTGAACCTGACACAACAAGCACTGGCTGATTTGACTGGTGTGAACCGTGTCACGGTTACTGGATGGGAAAAGGACGACTACCAACCAAATGGAGCCAACCTTCAAGCCCTAGCCAACGCACTTAAATGCGATCCTCTGTGGCTTGTTAGCGGAAAAGGCTCGCCTGAACCAAAGATAAATCTAAAACCTGAAATATTCGCAGTTAAAAAAGTCCCCCTAATCTCGTGGGTTCAGGCGGGTTCATGGACAATGACGGAGCCTGGTGTCAGGAAAGAAGATGCTGAAGAGTGGGTTTATACTACCGCCCTTGTATCAGAAATGGCATTTGCACTACGGGTCCGTGGTGATTCAATGACCAATCCCCTCGGCTCACCATCGATACCAGAAGGTTCTATCGTTATCGTAGAGCCAGATATTATTGATACAGAGTGTATTAACGGAAAAATCGTTGTTGCCCATATCAATGGTGGGCAAGAAGCGACACTCAAAAAATTTGTTGAGGACTGGCCGAACAGGTATCTCGTCCCACTAAATCCTAACTATAAAACTATTGAATGCGGTGAGAACTGCAGAATAGTTGGTCTTGTCAAACAAGTAATAATGGATTTTTGACACATCTTCCTCACTATCGCAAAACCGGGGTATCCCCGGTTTTTTTATGAGCCTATCTTTTTATGTAGGATAACCAACATAAACTCTTGACACTCACATGTTGGATATCCTACATTTGTTTTTAGAGTTGTGGTGAATGCGCAGGCTGATGCGCGAAAGACATTGCAGCTATTGCGGAAAAGAGCTGTTCGGCGGGGCAATTAAACGCCCGTGAGAGTCTGAAATAACCGCAAGCCGGAGATCAGCACCGGTCACCACAACAGCCACTGCTTTGGCGGTACCAGTTTGTACACTTGCTTCCGGCTGGTACCGCTCTTTTTACAAAACAGAGAAGAGCATCACCGGACGACGGGCTCATAACCCAATCCATCCGGGCGGCTGCCACCGCAGGTGTTCTTCTCTGTTTTGTGGAGAAACCAACCGACCTTACAGGGTCGATATGATGAGGAGCAGCAAAATGGCTAGCGAACGCAGTACTGATGTGCAGGCATTTATCGGGGAGCTGGACGGCGGCGTATTTGAAACCAAAATCGGCGCTGTTCTCAGTGAAGTCGCTTCCGGTGTGATGAACACGAAAACCAAAGGTAAGGTCTCGCTCAACCTGGAAATCGAACCGTTTGATGAGAACCGTGTGAAAATCAAACACAAACTCTCATATGTTCGCCCGACTAACCGCGGGAAAATTTCTGAAGAAGACACCACCGAAACGCCGATGTATGTCAATCGCGGTGGTCGCCTGACTATTCTGCAGGAAGACCAGGGACAATTACTGACTCTTGCCGGTGAACCTGACGGAAAACTCCGCGCAGCGGGTCATTAATATCGTTTTTAATAAACTGATTATTTATCTCATCACTGAATATTTTTATATAGTGAGGACTTATTATGTCTCAGAACTTAGACGCAACCGCAATTAATCAAATCCATGCCCTTATTTCTGCTCAGGGTGTTAATGAAATTATCAGTAAGATTGGTGCCGATGCTGTGGCATTGCCTGAGAATTTCCGCATTCATGATCTGGAAAAATTTAATTTAAATCGTTTCCGTTTCCGTGGTGCGCTTTCCACTGCCAGCATCGATGACTTTACCCGTTATTCTAAAGATCTTGCAGATGAAGGCACCCGCTGCTTTATCGATGCTGATAATATGCGTGCCGTCAGTGTGCTTAACCTGGGTACTATTGATGAACCAGGTCACGCAGATAACACCGCCACTCTCAAACTGAAAAAGGCTGCACCGTTCTCTGCTCTGTTGTCTGTTAATGGCGAGCGTAACTCCCAGAAATCACTGGCAGAATGGATTGAAGACTGGGCCGACTACCTTGTGGGCTTTGATGCTAATGGTGACGCCATTCAGGCAACCAAAGCGGCTGCGGCGATCCGTAAAATCACAATTGAAGCGAACCAGACCGCTGATTTTGAAGACAATGACTTCAGCGGCAAACGCTCCCTGATGGAGTCTGTCGAAGCGAAGACCAAAGACATTATGCCAGTGGCATTTGAATTTAAATGCGTTCCGTTTGAAGGTCTGAAAGAACGTCCGTTTAAATTACGCCTCAGCATTATCACTGGCGATCGTCCTGTACTGGTTCTGCGCATTATTCAGCTGGAAGCGGTGCAGGAAGAAATGGCTAACGAATTTCGTGATCTGCTTGTTGAGAAATTCAAAGACAGCAAAGTAGAAACCTTTATTGGTACTTTCACCGCCTGATTTCATTACTGCAAATGCCCCTGCGGGGGCATTTATGGAAACGTAATTAACTCAATAATCACCGGATGGTGAGGGATTCTTTTTAGCAGAATTCAGCGCGGTGCAGCGCATATACGTGGAGAACAAAATGTCATTTATTAAAACTTTTTCCGGGAAGCATTTTTATTATGACAGGATAAATAAAGACGACATCGATATTAACGATATCGCGGTTTCCCTTTCAAATATCTGTCGCTTTGCCGGTCATCTTTCGCACTTCTACAGCGTCGCCCAACATGCGGTTCTTTGCAGCCAGCTGGTACCGCAGGAATTTGCTTTTGAAGCGTTAATGCATGATGCAACAGAAGCATATTGCCAGGACATCCCCGCTCCACTGAAACGCCTTCTTCCTGACTATAAACGGATGGAAGAAAAAATAGATGCCGTAATCCGTGAGAAATACGGGTTACCCCAGGTTATGAGCACGCCTGTGAAATATGCCGATCTCATCATGCTGGCAACCGAACGCCGCGATCTCGGGCTTGATGATGGCTCTTTCTGGCCTGTACTGGAAGGTATCCCGGCAACAGAGATGTTCAACGTGATTCCACTGGCTCCAGGCCATGCCTACGGGATGTTTATGGAACGCTTTAACGAATTATCGGAGTTACGCAAATGCGCATGAATGTTTTCGAAATGGAAGGATTTCTTCGCGGGAAATGTGTACCGCGAGATCTGAAAGTGAATGAAACGGATGCTGAATATCTGGTGCGTAAATTTGCTGAAGCGGAGGCCAAGATTTCGGCTCTGTCCGAAGACCAGCAGAGAGCGATTGAGTCAATTAAGCAGGCTGATGCAGCTGTAAAGTTGACACACGAGAAGTTTTCGGCGCTTGCGGCGGAGAATGAGCTGGCTCGTAAGGCAGTTCAGGCATTCTGCGATGTTGTTGGCGACAACACCGAGGTTATCGCTGAGGTGGTTGGGAGAGATGGCGTTCTGGTTATTTTGGAGGCCATGAAGGCAACAGGAAATATGCCTGCCACCGATGCTTTTCTGGCTGAAGTACGGGCGCAGGGCGTGGATGCTGCTATAGAAGCTGCAAAAAATCTGGTGGCCCAAGAATATGAGTATAAGGATTTCAAAGCGGTGCAGAGTGATTGCTGTATGCACCCTGGTTCAGACCTGGTAGGGAAGGTTGAAATGACTGAGTGGTTAGTTGACTTTGCCGCCCAGCTTCGCAAAGGAGGCAACCAGTGAGCATCGTTCAGCGCTGCCGAGCAGAAAGCACTTTTAATTTGGTTTCCATGTCTGGCGGGAAAGACTCACTGGCGCAATGTTTGTACGCCATAGAAAACGATATACAGCATGAGCGCGTGTTTGCTGACACGGGGCACGAACACCCACAAACGATGGAGTACCTTGACTATCTGGAACAAAAGCTGGGACCAATTCGCCGCGTAAAAGCCGACTTCACTCGCCAGATAGAAGGTAAGCGCAAATTCATTGCTGAAAAATGGCCTGTATCTCTTGTTGCAGAGTGCGGAATGACGCCTGATGAAGCAGCGGAACGTGTTGCTCGTGCGCTGGAAATCCTCCACCCAACCGGAAATCCATTTCTTGACCTGTGCATGTGGAAAGGTCGTTTCCCGAGCACTAAAGCGCGGTTCTGTACATTCGAACTGAAACACGAACCAGTGCGCACTCAGGTGGTGCAACCTGCGCTTGATAAATATGACGAAGTTATCTCCTGGCAGGGTGTGCGTGCTCAGGAATCGCCATCGAGGGCACGCCTGCAAGTGTGGGAGGAGGATGCGGACAATACCCCCGGATTGCATGTCTATCGTCCGATTCTCAACTGGCTACATGAGGATGTTTTCGCTATTGCCAGGCGTCACGGGATTAAACCCAACCCACTCTACCAACAAGGATGCAGCCGCGTTGGGTGTATGCCATGCATTCATGCCAGAAAATCTGAACTGGCGGAAATTTTTCAGCGCTGGCCAGAGGAAATCGCCAGAGTGGCAGAGTGGGAACGATTAGTTGCAGCCTGCTCTCGCCGCGGCAACTCAACGTTTTTCCCGTCAACTCATGACCCACGCCGGGCAGAACGTCGCATAGATGTAGTTACCGTAGACAGCTACGGAATCGAAACCTATCGCGACTGGGCAATGACAACCCGAGGTGGCGCTCAATTTGACCTACTGGCGAGCACGAACGATAAGACGGTGTGCAGCAGTGTTTATGCCGGTGTATGTGAATGATCGTCGTAAACGCTGATATCACAGAAAATTTAACAGGAGGCAACCAGTGAGCAAGATTGACTATCAGGCACTGCGTGAGGCGGCAGAGAAAGCCGGTGAAGATAAGTGGCAGGCTAAAAAAATAAATGGTGATTTTTTCGTTATTCGTCACGGTAGTTATACAAGACAGCATGGCTACACATCGTATCAACCCATTGCGGAGATTGATTGTAAGCCAGTCCGGGATTTTGTTGCCAAGGCTAATCCGGCTACCGTGCTGGAATTACTGGATGAACTGGAAGCAGCAAAAAAGCGCATAGCAGAACTGGAGGAGCGGGAAATACTGCTCCCGGAACGTAGCAGCATGCTTCATCGAACAGATTTTCACGATGATTACCAAACGGTAATGGCATACAAAGTTTCTGAAGTCATCGATGCAATCCGCGCTACTGGCATTCGCATCAAAGGAGAGTGATATGGCAACTTTGACAAAAAAGGAACAGGCATGGTTGAGCGAATTACAGAACGTTCTTGATCGCTGCCCGTCACCGAAAAAAATTGGTTTTTACACCATTGGCGATAAAAACATTTACCTGTATGACCTACGCCGCATGGATGAAATCATGGAGGCTCTTGATAATCGTTCGTCAATGGATTGGTGTGTTGCTGTCCATGATATGAATGCCGGATTTGAAGAAAAGATTTTGTTCCCCTCATCAGTTGAAAGCACTGCGGGTTAAGGAGTAACACATGACCACTATTACCAAAGAACGTATTGAATTGTTCATTAAAAACCCGCTTGAAAACGGGCTTACCCGTGGTGAACAAATGGAACTGGCACGGATTGCACTGACATCGCTGGAAGCCGAACCTGTAAGCCAGACTTACAACTTGCCAGAATTAATCGAAGGCATGGAAGTTTCCATTGATGTAAGCACTTGTGATGCTGATTTAGGTAATCGCTATTTCGGCACCGTCACCGAGGCGTTAGAACTTGATACAGCCAAGAATGGTTACATCCTCCTGGTTCAGGACGCAGAGCCAAACTTCGATGTAAATGGCAATTCTCCGGGAACTCCGGATAGTTGGATAAGCTGTAGTGATCGAATGCCTGAAAAGGGCCAGAACGTGCTTATTTCGGTGAATTTCGATAGCTCTCTGGTTGAACCGCTAATATGCTCCGCACGCTATACCGGAAGCACCTTTCGGCGCGGAGATGCAACGATTAAGCCGGGTAATGGTATTGAGCAAGCAACTCACTGGATGTCGCTACCAGAACCGCCGCAGGAGGTGAAGTGATGAACAACTTAATGATCGACCTTGAGACGATGGGGAAAAATAAGGATGCACCGATCGTTTCCATTGGCGCGGTGTTCTTTACCCCAGAAACCGGTGACATCGGACAAGAATTCTATGCGGTTGTCAGCCTGGACAGTGCTATGAAGCAAGGAGCTACACCTGACGGCGATACCATCCTGTGGTGGTTGAAACAGAGCCCTGAAGCACGAGCTGCAATCTGTATTGATGATACTTTATCGATCAGCGATGCACTCTCTGAATTGAGTCATTTCATTAATCAGCATGCAGACAATATAAAATATTTAAAAGTCTGGGGTAACGGGGCCACCTTCGACAACGTAATTTTACGTGGAGCTTACGAGCGAGCAGGACAAATCTGCCCGTGGGCGTACTGGAATGACCACGATGTACGCACGATCGTTACGCTTGGGCGTTCCATCGGATTCGACCCCAAAATGGACATGCCTTTCGATGGCGAACGGCACAACGCCCTGGCTGATGCCCGTCATCAGGCAAAATATGTTTCCGCTATCTGGCAGAAATTAATTCCTGCCACCAGCACAGAATTATGATTTTCCCGGGTGCAGCCGGTTTTGATGGAGAAAATTATGAACACCTTGTTTTTACTGATGGCTGAATTCAATACCCCAAACATTGAACTCTCAGCAGTTAGCCAAAAGTACTTTGGTATGAGTCCAGCCACGGCAGAAGCAAAAGCAAACGCTTGTAAGTTGCCCGTTCCAACATATCGCATCGGCACATCACAAAAAGCAAAACGTTGCATCAATATTCAAGATCTTGCGGAATACATAGACAAAAGGCGAGAAGAAGGACGTATCGAGTGGGAACAGGTCAGAACAGTCAAACAGAAGGACAAAGAACATCACTAAAGAAAAAACCCGCCTGAAGGCGGGTTTTCAAAAAGCACCAGCTATGATCATGCTGCTTTGCGACGACGAAGCTTACCCTGCTGCTCTTTACCAGAGACAGTAGCGTGAGTGAACGCATTAGGAGCAGCCTTCATCAGAACTTCAACAGCAGCACCCATACCTGCGAATGCTTTCATTGTGTCGAACTTAACCTGTGGCTTGGTTGCTTTTTGATCTTTCATAGAAAACTCCCGAGACAGTAAAGGCGTCTCTAACCCTTTCTTTAAAGCTAGCTTGTTTCGCTAACTTATGCCAATCGATCATGTCGATTGGTGACATCGTTTCTTAGTAGTTTAAGCACAAAACGACTGCCATAGATGTACCTTTAAGGTAATCTGGACGGGTATCCTACAATTTGTAGACCCTTCTCGTCTATACCTACTGAGCAAATTTAAGAAAGATATCCTGCAGCTCATCAATGACTGCCGACATCACATAACCGCACTGTTCCATGCGGAAACCAAAAGACTCGTAATACTGCACCAGTTCTGGTACTGGCTCTACAATGTGGACAACTTTACATTCAACAGCTTTACAAAATATAAAAGCACTCATAAGAGTGAGTAAAACCATGCGCCCTTTCAATGGGTGAGATTCATCTTCTCTAGAAAACCTTTCGATCATATGGATACGAAAGATGTTTTCTTCAACCCCATAAACACAAATTGCTGCTCCTGATGGTATTCCCTGAACCCGACCTTGCTGAACAAGTTTTATGCAGAACTCATACTTTTCTCTGGAGTTGCCATAGGTACTTAACGCATAGTCCCATTCAAGCTCACCATAGCCACCACACAGAATCTTGTAATCATCATCACTGAGCGGACCAACAGCAAGAGGTAAGCCGACATGATCAATAATCAACTGGATATTGTTACGTACTGATTGACCTATCTCGTCCAGGGTAAGCATCATGGCCTCTCAAGCGGAACACTAAAAGTCGCATTATATCTCATTCTTAAGCCGCGTATGGATTACACCTTGAAATGAAAACGCCGGGTTCCCAATAGGCTCCCACAGAGTGTATAACTGATTGTTTTTCAACAACGGTACATCCTATCGAGCATTGGTGCAACGCTAAACCGACCACTCCAGTGAACGTCAGTTTTTTCAGGCATTGCGCTGGTTTGGTTGATTTTTTGCATTTCAGAATTACCGTGCATTTTCAAATGTAGAGATTATTTTATCGATATATCATTGGGTTATGTTATTCAGCATCACTGTTCAGGAGGCTCAATAGCGGGGTACTATACCATAACAACAGGAAGCGCCTGTCTCATTGCAAAAGAAAATTGAGATCAAATCAAGGCATGAAGCTCTCACGAAGTGATGGAAATAATCTTATTAGCCGTTAGCCTTGTTAAGGACAATGATAAACAATCCAGGTTCGACGATAAATAAAAAATCACACATTAAACTCCGGTGATATCTCTTCCTGCTAATGGCACTGATAGAAGAAAAAAGAACCCAATAAGTATTAGGTTCTTTTATGTAATGCCTTCCATACCATCGAAGAACTTCACATATTATTTCGCCGATTTAACCCCGAATAAATCATAAATTAAATTAGAAGTATCTGTAAGTATTTTAATCTTTTCCTTTGAGTTTGGGTCAAACGACTTAGCAAAGTCAATTAATTTCGGTGCAGCATCTCGCATTTTGCTTAAAATATCAGGTTCGAGCTTTCCTTCATTCACCAGAAGTGACATTTTATCCAGATAGTCATCAAATTTCATCCCCCCCGGTCCGCCAGATGCTTCATCTCTCCCAGGTACTTCTTCATATCACGTTGAGATAATTCTTCAAACTGAGCTGTCAGATAGTTCTCATTATATTCATTAATATTCACTTTTTCTGCTCCGGCTAAATCTGTGTAGGCACTAGAATATGAAAGTGAAATTAACAGCGAAGCAAATAATTTTAAGCTGTTGTCATCATGTTCCTGGCAGGCATTAACAAACGTTAAAAAACCAGAACCTATTGCTTGAAAATGTATATTCGCTAAAGGTTCATTATCCTTAGATTCCTCATAAAATAGCTGAACCGTGGAGGGAAGGCCATTCTTAGTTTCTACATCAAAAGTACATCGTTCAATGGGAGTCGCATCTTTATTATCCCCAGGATTACATATACTATTAATCGCGAAATGAAAAATAGCCCGGTCAACAACTGATGCAATAAAGTCACGATCGTTTAAATCCTCATCAGTGCAATCGTCAATATACTTATTGACCCACAT